GTTCGTGCAATAACCTCATAACAATATCTCTATTTTTCTTGTCAAGTGAGCCAGTCGGTACTGCTTTGTTAGTACAATCAATATATTGTGGTTATCCACACAGTTATCCTCTATATGTGGACAAAATAAAAGCAAGGCGGCGCATTGTCCGTCTTGCTTCTCTTTTACTCCAAAATTATCGACATTATTCTTCGATGTATTCAACCAGCTTCGGATCGCCGCTGATGAAATATCCATCAAGTGTCTTGTACATCGGCTTTCCGTCCACTTCCATCACATGTGTGACAATCTTTTCTGTGAATGCTGCTGCACCTCTGACAGCGTCATTGCTCCATGAAGGTGCTTTTCTGATCCTGATGCTACCATTGAACACCCTTCTGATCTTTCCTTTGATTCTTACCGCTGGCACGCCGTCAATGTTTTCTGTGACAGCTTCTTCAGCTGCTTTGATTTCTTCAGGCGTTGCAGTTCCGACCTGATTTCCGTCTGCATCGAATGTCGGCACGTTTCCGTCTGCATCTGTGTCCAGCGCGCCTTCAGGTACAGTGTCGGTCATTGTTGCCTGCTGCTGTTCCTGATCTGCCTGATCGGTTTCTGCATCGGTCTTCTTCTCCTGATCGGTCTGATCTGCGCTGTTGGTTGCCTGCTGCTCCTGACTGCCGTCTGTGGCTGTCTGTGGCGGCTCTGCTGGCGTTTCAACCTTTTCCCTGAAGTCTTTTACCACTTCGCCATTTTCATCAAATACAGCGGCTTTCACTTTCTCTGCTGCCTTCTCTGCTGCATCCAGTTTCTTGTATGGCTTATTTTTCTCTTTGTCGAATGTTTCGCCCATGAAGTATTCCATCGCGCTTCCTCCTTATTTCGCTGTGATGTATCTTGCGTTTACATATCCGTACTTCTTGCCCTTTGCTCCGTCAATATAGATGTAATACCACAATGCGCCGTTCGGTGCTTTTGCGCTTCCGCACACTCCGACTTCTGTGTTCTGCTTGATACAAGGATATGACACAAGTTTGTCTGCATCTGGATCAGGCTGCTTTCTGACATTCAGTGCGCCTGTGTTCACATATCCAGTGAATGTCGCTGTCTTTGCTGTTCCGTATGGTACAGCTGGATTATTGCCTGATCCGCTTCCTGATCCGCTTCCTGATCCGTTGCCGCCTGACACGTTGCATCCGTTTTCCAGTGCCATGATTGTGTGCTTGCCTGCTGCCACTGAAATATCGCCAGTCATAAGATTGTCGCCTGTGTCTGTGTACTTGCTTCCTGTGAGTTTTTCAAACTCTCCTGTTGCCATAATAGCATTGACCATGTTGCCTGTGTAAATATCCTTTGACACGCTGATTTCTGCGCATTTAAGCACTGGCGACATCATCGCACTGCAATCGGTTTCGCAAGGTGTTTTCAATGCTGTCGGATTCCAGCCGACCTTTTCAAGTTCTGTGTACAGTGAAGTTCTGTGTCCCTGACAATATCCGACATTGTCATTCGCGCACAGCTGCTTCATCGCTGTCGCCGCCTTCGCTGCCTTGTTTCTGTCCTTGAAACGAAGCACGACTGTCTGACCGAAGTCATACCAGTTTCCAGTCTTTACTTCACGACCTGTCTGATCGCCTTTCTGTCCTCCTGTTGCTTTTCCGTTTTCGTCAATACTAGCCCATCCGCATAATGTTCCCATGTTCTTTTCCTCCTGTTATTCTTCTGTTAATGCTGAAATGATAATGCAACCGATCACAAAGATATAAAATATCAATACCAGTGGGGCTGCTAATGATACCACGAAGGCGATCAGGAATGCTTTTAATATATACCCGATCCAGTCCTTCGCTGTTGGCGGCGGCTCAACCTCTGCGCCGTGATGTTTCGCTTCTTCCTTGTCGATCTCAACGCCTGCGATCAGCAATAGCATAATGATGACTACTGTCGCCATGAAGCAGATCGCGTATGATGTAATGTAAGCATGTAGCATTCCTTTTGACCTCCTGTCTTTTTATTTCGTCTGTATCTTCTGCGCCTGAAGCGCAGCTGCTACCGCTGCCGCTTCTCTTTCTTCAGGCGGCTTGACTGCTTCAGCAGCCTTCTGATTCTTTTTCAAAATAGCGTTCAGTTCTTCAACTGCCGCTTCAATCAGATCATCGACCATGTCTTTGTCGATCAGTCCTTCTGATATGTATTCCGTCAACTTCTGCTGTTGTGCCTGAAGTTGTTCCCACACCCATGACTTCTTGATTGTTCCTGTGCCGCTTCCCCATTCCTTTTCTGCCTTTGATACGATAGACAGAAGGCTTTCTTTTACCAGTTCCACGACTTTGTCTGCCTGTTCCTGAAGCTGCTTCTTTTGGTCTTCCTTTGACTGCTTCAGGAAGTTTCTGACCTTGATTCCGATGCCTGCCACAATCGCAATGATTGTCAGGATCATCGGCAAATTATCATAAATTGTTTTTAATATTAAAGCTGCATTTTTCATCCGTTCGCACCGCCTTCCTCGTTTTCACTTTCCTGCTTTCCTTTTTTGATTTTCTGCCAGTTCTCAATTCCTGCCTTTATCATGTACCCGAACACACCCATGCGAAGCACTTCTGATGTTTCGCTGATCAGTGTGGTCAGCACTGATGTGTCTGCGAAGTGCCAGATCGCTATTACTGAAAACAGTTCAATGATGATGTAAAGCAGCACGCAGACAACCACAACTTTTTTTGAAAACTCCATGATCCAGCTTGTCAGCGACTTCTTGCGTCTTTTCTTTCTTCTGCTTGCTGGTATTGTATAGCTGTACTTCTCCACGCGCTTTCCTCCTGTTACTCTTCGATGTACTGATGTGGATGTGATTCATCAATGATCTTGTCAATTCTATCCACACGCTTATGAAGCTGCTTCAGACTTTCCGATGCCCTGATGTAATACTCCCTGATCTCTTTCATTTCGTTTCTGTATGATCCCATTTCAGACTTCACTTCAATCATAGTATTCTGAATGTTTTCCAGTTTGGTCAGGATCGTTGCATCCTCTCTGGCTTCGTCCTGTGTGTCCTTCTTCACGTTTCTGTTGCGTGTACTGATTCCGAAGAAGATTGCAAACGCAATCGACACGCCTGAAAGTAACAATGATACTTCAATAGTCATTTTCTTTTTCCTCCGTCAAATATAATTGCGAAGTGCTGCTTCGATTGCATCGTTTTCGTCTTCTGCCCTTTTGCGCTTCCCGAATAGATCGTCAAGCCTGTCTGTGGCTTCGTCCTGCGTCTGTATCGCTTCGATTCCATGTTGCGCCATTATTTCTGCCTGTTCCCTGACAATGTCTGTCAGAAGCGTATTCACGGCGCACAGCCTGTCGATCAATTCAATCTGCGTCATTATTCTTCACTGGCTTCATACTCTTCGCCAGTAATTTCCTTGTATTCCTCTGCTGTTATGCCCTTTCCTGCTCTCTTCTCATTCAGCACAACCCAGCCTTTCAGTGTGTCTTTTGTGATATAGTCCATTTCCCACTTTTTCTTCAGCGAATCGAACTTTTTGCTGTGTACCTTTTCGGTTGTTTCTGTGTTTGTTCCTGTGCTTGTTTCTGCCATGCTTATACCTCCATCATTTCTTGCATCATTGCCACGTTCATTTCAATTGATGACATTGACTGCATGATCATCTTTGTTGCTGGACTTTCAAGCTCTGCCTGAAGTCTTGCATATTCTTCCTGTGTCATAGTCCTTTCGCTGTACACATAGACAGTGCGGTCTTTTTCTCCGTCAATGCCCTTCCTGATCTGCTCTGCGATGCTCTTTCGCTGATAGACCACTGTCGGGCTTGATGTCGTGTCCCACTCTGTCGGCTTGTCCATACTTTCTGACTGATACCATTCTGACATCATTGTTCTTCACTCCTTTCTTTGAATGCTTGCTGACTTTCTTTTTCAGTTGCTTTATATTGACATATGGCTTGATATGATCTTCATAAAAGCCATAAGTGTCCGTATGTGTAAACCAGCCCATTGATGCCAGCATTGCTGAAGCATCATACCAGTTGACTTTCTCTTTCTTTGCAATTCTGTGCGCCTTCTTTGTTGCACGCTTCAGGATTGATTTGCGAAGCGTTGTGCGATTGTAATGAAATACAAATCCCATGAAGTCTAGCGCACGCCCTCTGGTCTTCGGTTTCTCTTTTCCTGTCTTCTTGTCAATGACTGGCGGTGCTTTCCTGTCGGGATATTCAAAACGGAACACTTGCCAGTTGTATTTGATTTTCTGATGCATTTCATTTTTCATATATTCCGACATAACATCTTTCAGTCTGTGAAGTTTCTTTTTGTTTCTTCCGAACGCAACAATGTCGTCCGCGTATCGAATTGAATGGTCAACGCCGCCCAGTTCCTTCCACTCTTCAACAATCTTGTGATCGAGTTCTTTATAATTCAGCTGCGTGAACCATTGTGAAGTCACGAACCCAAGCGGAAGCCCTGACAAAAATTCAGTATCTTTCCATTGTTCATCCTCGATCCATTCCCGATCAAATTCAGGTGGCTTCATTGTCGCTTCATGCTCCATGACTGTGCTGCACAATCTAACAAATCTTTCGTCTTTGATCACGCGTTTCAGCTTTGTTTCAATTACGCGAATGTCTTCTGTATCGAAGCAGTGTCTGACATCTGCCTTCAGGATATAGAACTTCTTTCCTTTATAGGCTTTTATCCACTTTTCAACTTGTTTCTTTCCACTGTGGCAACCTCTGTTCGGTATGCTTCCCAGTGCGTGTTCATATAGTCCATGAAGCACGATCGGTTGAAGCTGTTTTATGATGCAATGATGCACGACCTGTTCATACTGAAATTCAGGTTTTATGATTTCCCTGACCTTTCCGCAGCTATATTCGTTTATCAGCATCTTTTTATGTTCTGGCGGTTGATATGTTTCTTCTTCCAGCATTTTTTGAAGTGCTTTCACATGTTCCTGAAGACATTGCGGTTCAGGTCTGTCGTTTCCGACTTCTCTTTCTTCCTTCAGCACTCTGGCGACTTCGGGACGTGTCGTCTTGCGCTTTGCTGCATCGTGAAAACATTGTGTGATGTTTTCTTCTTTCAGCAATTCTTCAAATATATGTTTATATGTCTTCATTCAAAAGGTTTCCTTCTTAACACCTGTTGCACGTTCGTGGCTTTTGCCCTACTAGCACAACCCTTTCTTCGGTTTAACTTTCGCCAAGTGGCGCGGAATATCGTGTGCATTAGGTTATTGTCCCATGATTGTTAAGAGTGAGAGCCGCCGATGTTCCAATTCGCATTCGAAGCAGTGTTGTTCAAGTTGACGTAAGCACCGCAGTTCGCGCCGTTGTTGGTGTTACCACCGACAAGCGCGACCGCAACGCAGAAGCATCGGAAGGCGCACACAATATCCCTATTATTTAATTTTTCTTTTTACTTACACTTCAAGGGGGATTGCTCCCCCTGTCCCCCTGTGCGGCTATGCCGCCAAAGGTTCTTCGCAAGAAGGCGAGCCGCCGATGCTCCAATACGCATTCGAAGCAGTGCCGTGCAAGTAGACGTAAGCACCGCAGTACGCGCCGCTGTAGGTGTTACCACCGACAAGCGCGACCGCAACGATCGTCACGTTGATCCAGTAATAACAACAACGATATGTCGAAGCACTGCCGCCGACAGATTTGACAAATCGTCCATAGCGCGTCATCAATGTGTCTTTCTGCCATCCTTCTGTCTTGCACGCTGTTCCGACTTTTATGTAGTCTTTTCCTGTCAGGTTATAAGGCGGCGACATCTTCACTTTGATTGTTCCGTTGTCGCAGATATAGCCCACAAGTCTGTCCCAGCGGTTTCCCCATGGCTTTTCGCAATAGAACACTTTCACTTCATGTGTTCCGTCATTGTAGCCGAAGAACTGCCCTTTTGTGTCCAGTGTTCCTGTCACAACTTTTCCGTAGTCTTTTGATGAATCATTGACATATGTGCTACATACGCCCTGACCGAACTTCGCCTGAAAGTTTTCAGACTTGCTGATCAATGTCAGAAGGCTTTCGATCAGGTTTCTTCTGCCCCATGAAATGATCGTCCAGCCTGTTCCGTTTGCTGCTGCCCTGCTGATCTCTGTCTGTGCGTTCGTGTTGCAGTCCAGTTTCTTTCCTGACAAGCTGCGAAGTTTCGCGCCGTCATAGCTGCCGCCGTACATAGGCATGTACATATGATCTGCAACGCTTCCATCTTCTCTTGTGTATGCATCTGCGTTGTAGTTGCTGTCAACTCTTGTGTCAGATACGATGATATATTCATAGTTTCCGACTTCGTACTGGCACAGCCATATCAAAGGAAATTCAGACATCGCGTTCAGTGTCGTTGATGCGTCCCCGACATCGGATGCAGTGCCGTCCAGCTTCTTCGAATGGTCTGTGTGGTTTAACTCATACGCAACTGTTCTGTCTGCCTTCAGCATGACTGGTCTGTTCTGCTTAATGAAGAACACTTCGCCCCATGAACCGAAGTCGAATGATCCGTCTGTGAAGTTCATCTTTGCTGGCGTGAATCCTGCTGCGTCATACAGATATGTGATGCGCGTGTCAGGATTGCTGTCAGCCTTGTTGATCTTGATTCCATATCTCTTGATACTGCTGAACTTTCCGTCTGCATCCTGAAGCTGTTTCAAGATTCCAGTCGTGTCAGCTTTTACCGCGTCAAGCGTTTCTTTGTCTGCTACATAAAGCCTTGCCATTTCTTTTTCCTCCTGTTATGTTGTTTCTTCCAAGTACACAAGCCCTGCTTCAACGCCGATTGTGTACTTCTTCCCTGTTGCAGAATCCGACATTGAATTGATCCCCTTCTGGATGTCCTTGCAAGCTGCCGCGCCTGCCTGTGCTGCTGCTGCTTGCTGCTGTGCCGACTGTGCTGCTGCGTTTGCTGCTGATGTCGCCTGCTGCATGTTTTCGTTGAAGTTGCTGATCTCCGAATAAATCTTTGCAAGGTTTTCTGTGTCAACAACTGGCTGAAGGTCAAGAAACTTATCTTTTCCGTTTCCAATTCGCAAGATGTACTTTCCTGATGCCGTTTCTTCAACGCCCCATTCATTCACTTCAAGGATGCGTCCTGAAGCCTTCCAGTTCGCTGTCGTGTCCTTTTTTGGTCTGATCGTCCATGTTGCCATTGTGCTTCCTCCTTCCTACACTGTGCCTGCGTCCGCTTCGCATTCCTCTGTCGTGAATGCTGTGCCTCCATCGCAAGTCATCGGATCAATGCTGATCGCTGCGCCGCCGTCAATCGTGCTTCCGACTGCCCCTTTGATGTCCAGCATCTTTTCATACATTTTTTGCAATTCTTCCTGTGACTTGTATGTTTCTTCAGCGCGTGCCGCTGCCGTGTTTGCTTTTCCTGCTGCCGTATTTGCTGAAGAAGCTGCGTTGTTTGCTGCTCCTGTCGCTTCCTGCATGATCTGAAGCTGCTGTTGTCTTGCTGTTTCAGCAGTTTCCCTGTCCTGTTCGCTTTTCTTCCTTCGTGCTTCAGCATTGATTCTGTCAACCTCTGCCGATGCTCTGGCAGCTTCAGCAACCTTCATCGCTGCTTCAACTGACAAGATGTCATTCTTTGTTGAAACGATGTTGTCGATGTACTGCTGTACTTTCTTTTCCAGTGCTGTGATCTCATTGCAGCTTTCAATCGCAGCATCATTCCTGTTTGTTTCTTCAATCTCAATCGTGAACGCCTGTGAAGATAACACATACACGTTTTGTGCGTCCCTGATCTCAATGTCGCAGTGTGCTGTTCCTGCTGCCGCAAGTGCCTGATTTGTCAGTTCGACCATGACTTTGTTGTCGGTCACTGTGCATTCGTTATAGCAAAAGTGTTTGTCTGGCTTTTTGATGTTCGCAATGACGATGTACCCTGTCGGGATCGTGAACACCTTGCCATTGTTTGTCAGCGCGATCCTGATGAATCGTGTGCGCTTGTCGCCCTGCTTCGCTGATGCCATATACAAGCGTTCATCGCCTGTCAGTTCCAGTGTTATGTCAGTTATTAGCTGCATCGCCATTGTCGCCCCCTCCTTCCTGATCGGTGTCAGGTTCGGTCTTCAATGTCTTCTTTGCTGCTGCCTTCGCTTTTTCAAGTTCTTCCTTCAGCTGCTTGATTTCCTGTTGTGCATCGTTCACTTCTTTGTTGTATGCGTTCAGCAGTTCCATCTTTGATTGTGACTTCACTTCAGACAGTATGTCAGCCAGCACGCCTTCCATGACTGTCGCTGACAGATCGTGTTCTGTGCTGATTGTTGCCATTGCGTTCAGGATTTCTCCTTTCGCGCAAGCAATTCTTTGTTCGATCGGTTTCATGTGCCATCCTCCTGTTATTCCAGCGCAGCTTCCTGATATGCAAGTATCAAGTCCAGCTTTGAATCCATCTGCGCAAGCATCGTGTTTTTGATCTGCTGTTCCTTTGTTTCTGTTTCTTCTTCTGTGATTCCTCTTTCGCCTTCAGGCAGATCAAGGATCATTTCTTTTGTTTCTGTCTTTGTATCTTCTTCAATTATGATTTCTTTGCTCATTATATATTCGCGCTCCCTTGTGGTACTGCTGTAATCATTCCACCTCTGACACTGATTGATGATGTCGTCCAGCCGACTGTTCCGTTTCCGTTGTCGTGAATTTCTGTCACTATCGGTATGCTTTTACCATCTGCCACGCCGTAGCCGTTTATATTGACATCGTGAAGATCGACATTGTACATGTCGAACCAATGACCATAAAAGTCGCATCCCAAGTGTATGCCATACTGATCGTATATGCTTCCTGCGCGGCTGAAGCACAGCATCGTTGTATATGATCCTGCGCCTTGTGACTTCATCTGCGCAAATGCCATGTATTTTCCCTGATAGTCCAGATCGAACACAAGCCCTTTGTGCGCGTTGTTCCCCGACCATTCGTTTGTCCCTATTTTCCCAACATAATACCCATCACGATAAAAATGATTTCCTCGTTCGTCAAATACTGCTCTTTTTTCTGCTGCCGTCACATCGCCGTTGTAGATTGCAAGCTGACCATATTCCAGCTGAATGTATTTGCTGTTATTATTCCAAGCCACACGCACGTTGTAGGCGTTCTGTGTGATCTTTGTTCCGAACTCCGAATTGTTGACCTTCTTGTTGACTTCAGTCGTGATGCTGTCGGCTTGTAATTTGATAGCCGCGTTCATTTCCTCTGTTGTTGAATACTCTTTCAGCTTTTTATCGGTTTCATCGTTCGCATTTTCTTCAGCCGTGTCCGCTGCTGACTGTGCCAGTTCGTTTGCACTCTTGATCTTCTCTGTGACTGTCGTCTTCGTTTCATAGGTCTTTGAAACTGAAAGATCAATCGCTTCAGCCTGCACCTTGATAGCCGCGTTCATTTCCTCTGTTGTTGAGTACAATGTCAGTTTTTCGTCCGTCAGGTCATTCACGCTTTTAATTTTTTCAGTGACGCTGGTCTTTGTTTCATACACCTTCGACACTTCCAGATCAATTTCTTCTGCCTTCAGGTTGATTGCAGCATTCATTTGTTCTGTCGTGCTGTATTCTTTCAGTTTTTCGTCTGTCAGTTCATTTGCGCTTTTGATCTTTTCTTCAACAATCGTTTTTGTTTCATACACTTTTGACACGCCCAGTTCGATTTCTTCCTTTGAAGCGGTTATGTGCGTTTCAACCTCTGTCTTCGTGTAATATCCATCTTCAAGAACTTTCTTCGCGCTGCTGTTAGCGATCTTGATTGCTTCTGACTTCGCCTGATCTGTTGCTTCCTGCTGTACTTCAGCAAATGTCTTTGTTGCATTCGACAGTTCAACAGTGTTGCTTCGCGGTGCTTCAGGGTATTCCGTCAGCTTCACAATCCGTTGTTTTTCCTTCGTGCGTGTCTTCTTGCTGATCATCCAGACTGTATCGCCAATGTCAAAATCAAACACGCTGCTGTACTTCTCTGACTGTCTTGCAAGGTCAATCACATCTGCTGTGTAGGCGACATACGGCTTTGACATTTCATCCAGTTTCGCGATGCCGTCTTCTATCAGGCTTGTCGTGTTCGTGTATCGCTCATCGCTCCACACATAGGTCTTGATCTTGCTGCTGTACTGATAGTTTTCAAGATATGGCTTTCCTAGCCATTCAATTCCGATTCCGTCTTTTCCTAAAGGGATCAGGCGTGTATAAAAATCATATGTGTCGGAAGTCACTGTCAGCTTCTTTAGATTCAGTCCTTCGATGAAGTATCGTCCGCGGTCTGATCCAATCTGTTCGTATATGTCGATTGTCTTTGTCAGGCTGTTGATCTTGCATTCTGTACGATATGTTGACAAACAGTCCTGAAGGATTTTCCATGCGTTCGTTTCTTCATCCTTGTTGATTGTCCTTTTCTTTGTGATCTGGCACACGCCAACCTTCCAGCCTGTTCCTTCAAAGGCAAATTCAAGACACGCCCTGATCGTCTGTTCCTTGCTTTCAAAGCCATAAGGGAAGACCGCGCCTTCCAGTTCTTCGACATTCAACTGTGCTGTGTATTCATTGAACTGCACGCCTGTCTTCTTTTTTCTGATGACATATTCGTCATCTTTTGTCCTGATGTAATATTCTTCTTTCAGGCGGTCAACCATTTCGCCGTCTGAAGGATATTTGAAAGACAGTTCCCTATCGCCAGAATCGAGCGTCTTCACGATCTTGCGATCTTTGAAGCCCTTCAGGATTCCGACACGCTGCTTTTTGTCATTAAAAATCTGCATCCGTCTTCCTCCTTATATCCACATAGGCTTGTACCTGATCCGAACGACTGCATCTGCATTTGAAAACTTCAAGGCTGTCTGCGTCTGCGTGATTGCTGGAAACTTCCACAAGTCAACGCTGGCGAATGCGTCTGCACCATTGTTCGTGATGCGTCCTTCTTCGCCGTCAATGATGATTGTCTGTCCTGCTGCCAGCTGCTCCACGATGATGTCATCTTCAAAGCCGCTGATCTTGTAATTCTTCAATGCTTTCTTTGCATACACTTCAATGATTGCTGGTGCTTTTCGTGTCCCTTGTCGGTCAATCGTTGTCTGTGTGATTCCGTCATATTCCAGATTTAATTCGTCATCAAAAAAATAGCCGTCAAGAACGATGTTCAGCTTGTATCTGGTCTTCACTTTCATCTTTGAATAGTCGCTGCTTGCTGTGTAGGCTTTGAACCTTCCTTTGTAGCCGTCCACTTCCAGCACGCTTGACTTTGTGAAGTTTTCCAGAAATGCTGACATCTTCCTGATCAGGCTGTTTCTATCCTTACCCCTGAAGTACATGCACAACTTCAGCTTTCCAAGTTCTGTGTCTGTGTCAAATTCTGTCGGAAGGATCGCGCCTGTTACAATCTCATAATCGACAGCAAGCGAAGGTGGCAGCACTTCGGCTGTCAGCTGCTTCGCGTTGTATTTTCTTGCATCAATACCATTCACTTTCATGCTGCCTTACCTTCCTTTCCTTTTATCTTCCACAAGCTGTTCATCCACTTTCGTGTATGTCTTGCTTGCCACTTCTTCACCGTCAATATATGTGTGATTTTCAACCTTCACATTCGTTCCTGGCTCTATATTCTTCAGCTTTTCATCAAGTATTGAGTTTAATTCCTGATAGAATGGTTTCAGCGGAAGAATAGCTTCGCCGCCTGTTTCTGGTTCGCCGCCAGCAAGCAGCTTGTTTCCGTTCATTCCGAAGATCATTGAATCGTTCATAATACCGCCGTTTTTGTACCAGTCTATTGAAAAGTGTGGCACTGACGGAGGATTCAGGCTGAAGCTTCCTGTGATCTTCGGGTGCGGTAGTTTCAGTTTTGGAAGTGACCATGTGAAGTGGAACTTCGACTTGATCGCTTCGATTGCATTGTGTACAGCGTTTTTCGCGGCATTGATCGGTGTTGTTATTGCGTTCTTGATTGCATTCCAGACCGATGTTGCTGTTGATTTTATGCTGTTGAACACGTTGCTGACTGTTGATTTTAATGTGTTGAACACGTTGCTGACTGTGTTCTTGATGCTGTTCACAACATTGCTGATCGTGCTGCTGATGCTGTTCCAGATAGATGTCACTGTTGACTTCACGCTGTTGAATATGTTGCTGACTGTCGTCTTGACCGCATTGAACACATTCGTGATCGTGTTCTTGATGCTGTTCACAACATTTGACACTGTTGTGCTGATTGCTGTCCACACTGTCGTGAATACACCGCTGACCGCGTTCCATACTGTCGTGAT